GTTCTCAAAGGCCCTAACTACAAACCACCTTACTTGGGGGACTTATGTCAACCGACTTCCTAGCGGGTTTTACCGCAGGGTTATACCTCGGGTCCGGTCTAATCGTAGCATGCACCGCCCTCTACTACTTCTTTTCAATTATCTAGGAGACCTAGTGTAATGTCGGACTATAAGTCTAACCTCAACCCCATGTTCCGCTCAAAGTTCTCAGAAGACATCTTCAACCACAAGTACCGACATGAGGGTGCAGAGACTTGGGAACAACTGGCTACAACTCTTGTGGAGGATGTCTGTGAGGTTGCAGGTGACTCTATGACCAAGGGTGATAAGCAACAGCTAGCCAAGTACGTCAAGGACATGAAGTTCATCCCTGGTGGTCGTTACCTGTATTATGCTGGTAGGCCCAACAAGTTCTTCAACAACTGCTTCTTGCTTAAGGCTGAAGAAGACTCTCGTGAAGACTGGGCTAACCTCTCCTGGAAGGCTGAGTCTTGTCTTATGACTGGTGGTGGCATTGGTGTTGATTACTCTGTGTACCGTGGCTCTGGCACCCCTATTGCCCGCACTGGTGGCCAAGCCTCTGGACCCATACCTAAGATGAAGATGATCAATGAGATTGGCCGCAATGTCATGCAGGGTGGTTCTCGTAGGTCTGCTATCTATGCCTCACTGAACTGGAAGCACCCTGATATCCAAGAGTTCCTTAAGGTTAAGGACTGGGATGATATGCCTGTTGGGGCCTCTGGCTTTTCCTTGGGAGACCTTAAGGTTCACGACTTCAACTTCCCGGCTCCCTTGGACATGACCAACATCAGTGTTAACTACGACACCTCTTGGCTGATGAACTATTACGAGACTGGTTCCCCAGGGTCTACCTTCCGAGAGAATGTCCGACAAGCCCTTAGGTCCGCTGAACCTGGTATGTCGTTTAACTTCTTCGCCCAAGAGAACGAGACCCTTAGGAATGCCTGTTGTGAGGTTACCTCAGAGGATGATAGCGATGTCTGTAACCTGGGGTCCCTGAACCTTGGACGTATTGATAACGTAGACGAGCTTCGGGATATCGTTCGCCTAGCTACTGCTTTCCTCATCTGCGGCACACTCAAAGCTAAGCTACCCTACGAGAAGGTTGACTTGGTACGCGCTAAGAACCGACGCCTGGGCCTTGGTCTTATGGGCATCCATGAGTGGCTAATCAAGCGTGGCCATCGTTATGATGTTGTTCCAGAGCTTCACCAATGGTTGTCTATCTACAAGGGCGAGTCTGATGCCGCTAGCCGCAGTTTTGCTGATCGTTTGTCTATCTCTCGCCCTGTTGCTAACCGAGCTATTGCGCCCACGGGGTCCATCGGTATTCTGGCTGGCACTTCTTCTGGTATTGAACCTATCTTCGCTGTTGCTTATAAGCGTCGGTACCTGAAGGGTGGTAACCAGTGGCACTACCAGTACGTTGTAGACAACGCTGCACAAGAGCTTATTGACCTGTACGGTGCAGACCCTGACAACATTGAGTCGGCTGTTGACCTAGCTAAGGACTACGAACGACGCATCAAGTTCCAGGCGGATGTACAAGACTATGTTGATATGGCCATTTCTTCAACTATTAACCTGCCTGCTTGGGGCTCTACTTACAACAACGAGAGTACTGTTGATGACTTTGCTGACACGCTTGCTCGCTATGCCCCACGACTACGCGGGTTTACTTGTTATCCTGATGGTTCACGGGGTGGGCAACCGCTTGTAGTGGTCCCCTACTCGGAGGCTATCAAGCATAGTGGTGAAGAGTTCGCTGAGATGACTCATGATGTTTGTGACATCTCTGGCCATGGGGGTTCCTGTGGTGTCTAGGCGTAGGCCAAAATCTGGGCATGCCCCTGAGGATTATTCCCCAGGGGTTACCCCTAAGACCCAAAAGCAGAGGGAGTACCTTAGTGCTCTACAGGTCAATGACCAAGTTATCTGCTACGGACCTGCTGGAAGTGGGAAGACCTATGTAGCTGCTGCTTATGCTGCTGGACTGTATGACAAAGCTCGTATCAGTAAGATTGTTGTTACACGACCCCATGTGTCCGTAGGCAAGGGCTTGGGCTTCCTCCCTGGTGACATGCTAGAGAAGACTATCCCTTGGGCTATCCCTGTCCTGGAGGTGTTCAATAGGCAACTAGGTAAGGGTAAGGTAGACTCTGCTATCAGGAACAACAACATAGAGATTGCCCCTCTGGCCACTATGCGAGGCAGGTCCTTTGAGGAGTCTTTTATTCTCGTTGATGAGGCCCAAAACTTAACTGTTGAAGAGGCTAAAATGTTGTTGACACGAGTGGGCGATGGCAGTAGGATTGTCCTCAACGGGGATATCCAACAGTCAGACCTTAAGGTTTCCTCCGGCCTTAGCGTGATAACAAGACTGGCTGAGAAGTACGATATCCCCGTCCCTATTATTGAGTTTACCCTGGATGACATTGTGAGGAGTGACATCTGCAAACAGTGGGTAACAGCGTTCTATAAGGAGAACTTGTAATGACTGAAATGACAGACCTTGAGCTGCAAACTTACGTAGGGGGTGTCACTGCTGCCCTTTTGGAGATGGAAACTCTGGTTTACCACCACGGTATTCATGGTGTTGCCGCCGCCCTACTCCTAGCCGCTGGGCTCCAACGTGAGTACCCAGAGGGGGTAAAAATAGCTAACACTATCTTAGCCCTGGGAGACCTTGCAGATGAGTGAAGATAAGACGACAAGCGTTGAAATCCTAAAGTTCCTTGAGGACAACTTTGAGGAGGTGGATGGGTATGTACAGACCACCCTCAAAATGCTTGATGAGATTGAAGACCCTATGATGTCTAACCTCACTGCCTGCGTGATCGGTGCGGCTATTCATCAGGGGTTTCCAAAGCTAGTTGAGTGGTTCTCCGAGAGGCTTGGGGAGGCTACAGATGAGTAGTTACATTGAACAAGGGTTTGTCCTTACAGACTGTGATGGTCAAGTTGAATTCACACTAACCAGCTATGGGGGTAAGATGTTCTTTGACTGCGCCGAGCGGGTTGACCTCACGGTTGAGGATGTCCAACGCCTGATCACATTCCTACAACAAGAGGTGCATAAGATGGAGGCCCCCAATGAATGACCCGCATGACATACTCCTTAAACCCATTAAAACTACCACCCCCGACAACGTAAATAGCCCTCAACACTACCAAGGTACCATTGAGACAATCGACTATATCGAAAGCCTTATGACTGAGACCTTAGAGTTTGAGGGCTACCTTCGGGGTAACATCATCAAGTATATTAGTCGTTATCCTAAGAAGAACTACACAGAGGACCTTAGGAAGTGCCGGTGGTACCTAGACCGTTTGATTAAGTTGCATGAGGAGCGTTTGTGATGCTGTGGAGGTTTAATAAACCCATGCCTTGCGTGGAGTGTAAGTACTACCTCTCCCCCAAGGCGGATCGACCAGTTGACTTTGCTAGGTGCAGTGCCCTCTCAACCTTTGCCAATGTTGCCCACAAGTATCACTGCCACGGTAAAAAGTACTTCAAGCCCCTTGACAAACGCACCTAGGCTTCCTATCTATCCATTGTTGACAGTAGTCTGTTGACCTCCTTGCTAAACTCCAGGCCCCTTAGGTTCATCCTTTGGGGTCTTTTTTATTGCAGATACAAAAGGTTAGTTAGCTGCGCTATCAAGTCTTTTTTTGTCTTAAGCTTAGCAGTAGGTCCCTTGTGCCCGACACCATAGCTCCTGGAGAGGGTAACAACCAACCAAGAAGCAAGAGAACGACAAACCAAGGGTTAATCTGATTGATGGTGATGTTCTCTACGCTCTCTGGGCTGTCATAGGTGACTTGCTTCCCAACAAAGCTGGGGTTTATGCTATCGTCCACAGCTACATCAGATGGCTTATTAACCACCACGGTAGCTTTTTGTTGTTGAATCTGGGTAACCTCTTGGGCCTCCCTGACTTGTAGTGAACCCCTTGTCCCACCTAAGCCAACCTCTACTGGTTGCTCTAGAGCTAGGTTGAGGCCCCCTAGAGGGCTTGTGCAGCCCATAAGAAGGACCAGCGGTAGGACAAGGGCTCTCATTACATCAACACCCCTAGGAGGGCCTTAAAAGGGCTGGACTCTGATACCAACACTTGGGCTAACACCAAACCAACCATGATCCACTGGGCTCTGTCGATCCTCTTCATAAGAGCAGAAACCGTGGTCTCAATCCTATCGTGTCTTTCAGCATGGTCAGACATCCTAGACTTGAAGCCCTCTATAGTCGTCTCTAGGCGGATCAACCTTTCCTCAATCTCGTCCACTTAGGGCCTCCGTACAGTCAAGAGCTTAGACTTGCTGTAGGACTTGATAGACACTGCATCCCCCTGGTTACCACCAAGGCTTAGGATATTACCCTCAGCATCATATCCAGCGAAGAAGGCCACATGACCCTTCCAGGACGTAGGAGACTCCCTCCAGAACACAATGATGTCCCCCAGGTTGATCCTGTGGCTTGGGACCTCTTGACCCCAGTTCATAAAGGACCTAGCGTTGAGAGCACCAGTACCTTTGATACCACAGTCATGGAGTACAGAGTTGACAAAGGCAGCACACCAAGGTACTTCATCTGTCTTAACCTCTGGGTGACCTGCTTGCTTGTAGAAGTCTAGGACCACAGGGTTGTTAGAGTTCTCACCTGCCCACTCTTGGACGCCTAGGTAATGAGCTGCTACGTTGTAGATATCGGTGTTGTTCATGGTCTTTTGCCTCTAGTTGGTGGTTCTGGCCAGGTTACGTTAAGGGGGTCTGGCGTATTAGCTGGTAGGTCTCTGAGGTGTTGTCTATAGGAGGCCCACTGTTGCCTCTCTTGTTCCGACAAGGGTGAGTCTGGCATCTGGGTCCAATCTGAGGAGGCCAGCGTTGAGTCTCTCTGCATACGTAAGCTTCTGATCCCGACCTCTGCGGCCCTAGATTTAATGTCCG